AAAAACTTTAGGCCACCAATCACCTTGCAAATGACCAGTAACTAAACAAGGAAATGTTCCAGAGTTATCAGTAAAAAAAGCAGGGTGTGGCTCGATTCTTATAACATGATCTTTTGGTGGCACAATTTCCAAACAAGAAGACATACCAAAATGACCCGGTGCAAACTGCATAAAAGCTGGTCGTGGACAATTAAAAGGAATCTCTTCCTCTTCCCAGCTTTTATTATTTGACGGGTCTACTTGGATTTTTTTATCTACAGTCCTGATTATAGCTTCAGAATTGAAAGGATATATTAATTCCAAACCATATGTCGATGCTTCTAAAAAAGGTACACAATGCCATGGCTGAGGGGTAGCTCCATCTGAATGATTTTTGCTATCCCCAGCCCATCCGGGAAATTCAACTTTAATTTTCTTTATATTTGCGTTTCCATAAACCGATCTGAAATATAATTTATGTTTCTGCAAGATATAAACCTAATTATTTAGAAAATCTTTTGTCGCATTCTCTTTTTGAAACATTTAAAGCTAAATCTAGCATATCATATAATTCCCAAGCAGTAGTCGAAGAAACAAACCATTTGTCTATTTCTTTTACTGATCCCATAAAGTTTAAAACATCAGCAACATCTCCAGATTGTCTATTGAACAATTTTGTCGCCAACATATTTAATTGATCATCCGTTAATCTGGAACAATATTCACGCAAATAAATTTCCGGTCTCTTCATAAAAATGAGCCTCGAAATAAATGAAATATTATCTTTTATAAAAAAGACATACTAAAAAACACTAATAAATTATAGATTTAACAAAAAAACAAATCAAACAACATCTAATCTTTTTATTTTTTCGCCATTAAAATCTAAAAAATTATCTTCTAATATGATTGAATTATCATCCTGATAAAATCTTAATCCCATATTATATGGATCGATACTTGTGGATCTTCCATTGTGAGACGCTATAACCCAGCAATAGTCTTTCTTTTTGACTAATTTGCCGTCCTGTTCTTCTTGGGTTATTCCTATTTCTAGCTCCATTCCATCGGGAAGTAAAAGACTAACTTGTCCATGTTTCAAAAGATGCTCTATAATACCAGACTGTATTTTATTTATACTCATGGCAAAACCTCTTATTAAGAGTGAGATGAATTTTGACAAATAACAATGTATATATAAATTCCACAACCGTATTTTTTGGTTTTTATACATTTAAAATGTATGATATATATATCATAAAAATTAGGTGTTATGGACTCTAAAGAAATTTCAAATTATGAAAGCAATAGGCGTTTTGGCGTAGAAATAGAATTAAACGCTTTTGACTTATTGAGCAAACCACTAAACGATAAACTTTTGCCAAAAGGAATCGAAGAAGTTGCCTGTAAAATAAGCAAGACTCTTTGCACGAATGTAATTGTAACAAAATGGCAAAACGATCACAATAATTCTAATTGGGGTGTTAAACCCGATAGTAGCTGCGGAATAGAAATTGTATCCCCAGTACTCAAAGGAATACATGGCATAGAAAAAGTTTGTGATGTTGTTGATCTGATTGATAAAAACAATTTTTCTGCCGATAAAAGATGCTCTGTACATGTTCATGTTGATGTTTCTGATATGACAGATAAAAAATTACTTAGCATTTTAACTTGGTGGATTAAATGCGAACCGATTTTTTTTGATTCTGTAATGGATTGCAGAAAGTTAAATTCCTATTGCATGTTCATAAGTATGAACAAAATGTTTAAAGTAAATTCTAGTTTTTATACATTAAATGAATTAATGAATCTTTTTGGAGTAGTCAAATATTACAGCTTGAATACTTATCATAAAAAAAACAAAAGAAGAGACACAATAGAATTCAGAATAATGGACAATGATTGCTGCAACAATGCAGACGATATGAGGAATTGGATTAAACTAATTTTACATTTTTGTGAGTGTTGCATCAAAAAAGGAATGCCAGAGACATATAGAGAAAATGACTACATGTCTGGCTATTGCTGGATTGATCCACATGATTTTTTTTCTCTTCTAAAGATGAACAATGATTATGAATTAACCAAAGAATTAACAGAAATTAAAAATTGGCTGATTAAAAGAATCAAGCGAAATTTAATTTCAAAAAAAATTATTGGGTTTTCAAATTTAGAAAGTAGACAACACGCTTACGAACAAATCAAATCAATGATTTAATATATATTTTAATGGAGAAAAAATGGCAAGAAATTTACAAACAATAGCAAGAGATTTGAAAGCAGCATCGAATCTTATAGTGAATTTTACTTTTCCAAAAATAAGCCCATCGGAAGAATCGGATTTTGATTTTTTAAGAAGTGCGACAATATGTGTTGATGGATCTTTAGTTAATATTTATTATACAAAATCAGATTACAATAGTCATTTTTTTGAAACAGTTCAAATCATAGGAGAATACTCCCCGTTCATACCTTTTCTTGTTGTTTTAAAAGTTGGAAAAGTTTTTCTAGGAGATGGCGTACTTACATTGACGGAATTTTATCAAAAAAATAGAAAAGTATATTGTTGGAATTTAATTACTAACAAAGATGGAGAAAAATTTGAATCCATTCTTTTACAAGGACAAAAATGTAATTTTGAAGGACATGAATACACTTATATCAGCCAGTGATAATCCAATAAGGCTACCACTGGCTATAAAAGTTATTTAATTCAATTCTTCATCAAGCATTGAATCTTCTTCGTCTTCCGACCTAACTTCCGTTTCTACAACATCTTTAGAAGGATTGAAGTTTATAGCATTATGAAACGGTGCCAAATAGTCGCTAACTTCTTGTTCTGTAGTAGCGTCTATCAAAGCTGGGCATTTCAATAAAATTTCTATAGGAACATCATTCCTGTCAACAGATGCTTTAAAGTTTATTTCTTTTCCATCAGTTAATTTAGGATTAACAGTGAAATTACCAGCACTTTTTGCTTCTATCTTTCTGCAATCAAGCAGACATGTAAGCAATCCACTAACTGGATTTATCCCATGTTCAAACAACAACTGAACATTATCCGTAGAAATAAACGGTCTATGAGTTTTGTTTTTCCTATTTTGCACCCTAACATAAACACCAAGAGTTCTAGTGCTTTTGGATGAAATTTTTTCTTCTATTTTCTTAAGAGTTTGAGTTCTTAATCTGCAAGAAGCATAAAATTCAAGAGCAGCACCGCCACCGCCAGTTGTTTCTGGATTGCCATAGGTTCCAATTTTATTTCTGGTCTGATTAAGAATAACTACAGTTGCATTATTCTTTTCCATCACAGTATTTAATTTCCTAAGCTCTCTAGAACAAATTTTAGCTCTTTCTCCCGGTTGCTCATGCGCTCCGACTATTCTCTTGAAATCAGCTTCGGTATATCCATCTGGCAGCTTGATTTCTCTGAATTCTCTAGCACAAGGACTTACGCTAATACTATCGTAAACAATAGCTATTGGTATGTCTTTGCCTTCGGCTTTGCGAATATAATCTATTGAAGTGTATTTTTGCTTAAAAACATCTTCTAGTGTCTGTGGTGTATACCTAAGAACCCTTTTAAGATCACAATGACTTGCCTTTTTGATAAATTCTTTATTTGCAGAATTTTCACAATCTAACAAAATTGGTATGCCGTTTATTTTCTGGCAACCATACAGAATATTAGATCCAACCAAAGACTTAGATGATGACGATGGGCCGTAAATTTCAGTCAATTTACCACCGGGAATGCCACCATCAATAAACCTTCCACTGCAAATATAATTTATAGCAAGATTTCCAGAATCAATAAAATACTTTACCGAATCAATTTCATTCAAAACATCTCCACCAGTTGCTTTTGCCATCGAAGAAAAGAAATCATCCATCGAACTTTCATTTTTTTTCTTAGCCATCTTCGCTCCTCATAGTTTAAAAATAAATATTTAAATAACGGCACAATTATTTTTTACATAATCGTGCCGTTGTAATTGACCAATCAAATTACAATCCGCTTAATTCCTTCATAAAATCATCATTGCCGACCAAATCAGCAAGATCATCCATGTTACCTTCTATCGCTTCAACCTTTGCAGGTTTACTTGCAACTTCCTGTTTTGCAGGTCTTTCGGCAACATGATCTTTGACATTAGAAGAAATCTTTGAATTATTCACGATTTCCGATAACGAATCATCATCTCCACCTTCTCTGATCTGGCCAAGATGAACTTTTAAAGCCGTTGTAAGCTCTTCGTTACTCTTGATTACTCTTAAGGATTGAAGATCATGAAGATTATCCATCCATTGCCTAAACTCATCTGCTGTGCCTACAACTGATGATTCTTCAAATTTAGACAAATCGTAATTAGGAAAATCTCTATTACCAGATGCCTTGATCTTCTTTACAATTCTAAAGTCTCTACCAGTCTTAGGATGTGTAACATCTCCTAGTCGTGGTTCGCCAAGTTTTTCATCGCCAGTAATCGACCTTACGATCTTTCCATATACTTGAACGCCACATGAATAAATCTTGGGGCCAACATTTTTCTTTGTTTCTCCACTGTTGAAGTCTTTTTCACTTCTAACAATGCAGTTATAGTAATATCTTTCTGTTGGCTTAATAGCCCTTGCTGCGCTTTGCAATTCTTCTTTTTCTTTTTCAGAACGAGCAGCATCCGAATCTCTCCATAGCTTCTGATAATACTTGCATA